TTTATTCTATTTGTTTACATAACATCGATGTTAATGTATAATATGTAAATAATTGTATAAAAAAGGGGGATAATTTTATGTTAAAAAAAATTGGAGCAATTGTCTTATCAATCTGTTTGCTAGTTCCAACAAGTTCAGTTTTTGCTTCTGATAATTCAAACTCTTCAAAAACTAATATTGATAATGAGGTAACAAATTATTGGAGTGAAAAATTCGATACATTTAATGAAGAATTGAATAATGGAAATTTAGGAGATTTGGTGGGAACTTCTGAACTGTATATTAAATTTACACCTAAAAATGAAGATATAGATTTAAAAAATGCTACAGAAGATGATTTTAATAAAGAAGTTTTTGATAGAGAAGGTTATGAAAAAGAATTATTTAATAAAAATTCTCGATATATAGGTCCATTTGAACCAAATGGAACATGTAGCTGGTTAAGATTAGATTTACAAGTTTATGAAACATCAACAAGTGGATTATATTCAGCTATAAGCTTTTGGGAATGGAAGACAGTTCCTCAATTTAGATTTAAAGATATAAATGGAATATATGTATCATCTGAATTTATTATAGGCAATGAAACTGCTGGAGCTTCTAAAGTTGCTGAATTTAGATATAGAGAAGCTAATTCTGGAACTTGGACTTTTGAAAACCCAAATGTAGAAATAAGTCAATTTGGAAATGGAGCTGCTGCTTCTATTAATTTACCAGGAGATTCTTCATTATTTACTCATGATTTATTTATGGGAATGTTAATGGTTCCAGTTAAATTTTCAAATACAGGTTCTACAGATGGACGTATATATACATCTTATTCACACACAAGAGTATCACTAGGTGATATATCATTTGATAGTGAAGGTAAACCAGGCTTTGGACTTACATCTAAAATAGATGAATTTAGTGGCTCTGTTTATGTTGCAAAATAATGAATAATTTATTTAAAAAAATTATTATTTCTCTAATTTTAACTATAATAATTTTAGTTATATTCATCAGTATACTAGGTCCATTATTAATTAACAGTAATGACGATTCTGTACTAATTCTATTAATAGCTTCTTTGCATTTTACAATAATAATTTGTACATTATTTATACTAGATAAAATAAATAATAAATAAGTAAAATAAAAAACTGCGTCATTGTATGAAAATGAGCAGTTTTTTATTGAAATGGCTATTTTACTTTGTTTAGGGCATTTCCAATTTTGGCTTCACCACACTTTGCGCAGTTTTATAGGATAAAACACGCATTTTTTTGCTAAAATCCTAATTTTCAGCTTTTATATTATTAAATATTATAACTATAATATTATTTGGTAATATTTATTTTTTCTATATTATAAAATATTACTCAATATTATCTAAAGCATATTTTAATAAACTACTAACTATATCCTGCCTTTTATACATCTTGTATTTATCAAATAGCTTTTCTAATTCTTGATATACTTCTACATCAATTTTAAATGTTTTGGTTGTGGTATTCTCATAACTATTTATAAAATTTTTATCTCCACATAATCCTTTGCTTTCTAACTCTTTAAATTTTTGCTCCAGCACCTCAATTCTTTTTAAAATTAAATTTATTTCGTATGGATCACTGGCTTCATTTTTATTTTTAACCTCCGAATTTTCCGCAGTTAAATTTTTTATTTGCTTTTTTTCAACTGAACAATTTTGAGCAGTTAAATTTTCACCTTTACTAAACTTAATTATTTTTTGTCTTTGCCCTTTATTTGTTCCTTCACCTTGTCTTACTGGCTCATATCCAAAACTTCTAAATCTACTTAGAATGGTATTCTTTGATATTTGCAACTCTCTACATATGAAATTGAAAGTATTATCTTCCTTCTTTAATTCCTTATTAAAATAATCAACTTGTGTGTTTATATCTAGTTTATTAAAATCTTCTCTATCCATTCCTAATCCCCCTTATATCTATATTACAAAAGTATATTATTATAATATATTATTTTTATCTATAAAAAAAGATATATGGTAAATCCCATATATCCATCTTATAACTTTTTAATATTTTCAATTTTTAAAATATCCAATCGTTTGGAACTACACACACTTTATAAAAAGCATTTTTTGAGGGTGTCTATAAAGAACCTTCCTTTTCTTGTTATGTAGCTTTATATTTTTTATTCTTAATCATTTATAACAATATTTGTCAACTCTTCATCACTAAAGGTTTCTCCAATTTCAATAGTATACTCATTTGTTACATTATTATCTATATCAATACTTTTTATTTTATATCCCCATTTATACAGTGGTTCATTTATTTTCTCTATACCACTCTCATAACAAACATGAAATTTCCCTACTCCCAAATCTATTATTAGATTTTCACCAACATAATAATAATTAGAAATATCTCCTTCTAAAACTTCAAATGAAACATCTTTTACTTTAAATGTTCCAGTAAGACCATTTCCAAATATTCTACACTCTTTTCCCTTGAAGTCTCTATCCAATAACTCTAGCTTTAAATCTTTAATTTTTTGCATTCTCATAATCCTCCTAATACATATAAGTTTCTAACTATTTCTGAAATGTTTATTCCTAGATCGTGTAATTCTAATAATATATTCAAGGATAGTTCTAAAGATAATACCTAGTACAAGCCCGGTAAAATCTAAGTTTACACCTATTTTACCTATAATAATTACAGTAAAGAACCCCCAAGAACGCTATACACACTTTATAAAGACCCTTTTTTTTACGCACTCTTATAATATAGTCGTTAAGATAATACCTATTACAAGTCCCTCAAAATCTAGGTTTACACCTATTTTACCTATAATAAATACAAGAAAGAGTGCAAAAGTTCGCTATACACACTTTATAAAGACCATTTTTTGACCACCCTAAGAATTAACCAATCTACTTACCTTTTTTCTATCTATATTTAACTTTCTAGCTATTTCTGAATTGTTTAATCCTTTTTCTTTTAACTCTAATATTTTTACCTTTAATTCTTTTAATTCAGCTTGTTTTGGTGTTAAGCCCTCTTCATTTCTTGGAGTTCTTTTTTCATTCTTTCTTCTGTACTTCTCGCCAGTAGATATTATAGTTATTAGTTTTCTTTGCTCCTGTTCTTCCAAATCCAAAGCATTAATTATATATTTATTAGTAAACTTGTACCCTTTTGTACTATCCTCTTGAAAATGCTTTACTGTTCTGTTTACACTTCTACATACCGAAGTTAATTCTTTTACCTTATACGGCTCTCTAAAGCTTTTATTAAACTCCTTAGTAACTTTAATTAACTCTTCAACTGTAACCTCATTTACAAGCCTATAATGGTAACTATAAAGCATAATTAATGTATTTCTATATCCTACAATATCCCCTTTTCTTAGACTTACAATCCTTTTAAAGTCCTCTATTCGGCTCATATTTAACGTATATAAGTTTTTTGTAGGTAAATAGGCTATTTTACCTTTATTCTGTTTATATTGTTTCTTAGGCTTTATATATGTCTTTTTTAAGTCAAATATATTGTATTTATTGCTCTCATTTTTAAGCATACTGTAACATTTACTGTTATTTTTACTGTTTATAGTTCCAGGTAATCTTAAAAGCCTTGTGGGGTCTTTTACTCTAGTATCTACTGATATATTATTTATACTTCTTTCCAGCTCTTTTATTATGTTAAATAAATAATTCTCTATCTTTTCCCAAAGGTCTAAAAGCATTATATGACAATCTTTTATATCCCAATATATATGTATCCCTCTTCCACTATTTATATATTCTGTTGGTTGTGGAATTTTCTTTTCTTCTGCTAACTTCTCTACTGCTCCAACCACTTCAAATGGGTCTATTGGTGAAGTTCCTTTTTTATGGTCTATATCAATATAAAATCTATGTAATTGCCATAAATATTCCCTTTCTCTCTTTATAGGAGAGTTAAAAGTATTTGGAGTATAATATATCTCTTTTTTATTTTTATATTCTTCTAAATTTATTTCTAATGGATTAACGGCTTCAAGTCTTTTCATTTTTCCTTTTGAAGCTTGTACAATGTGCGTAAATCCTAAATCATATTCTAATTTTAATATTCCCATGTTGTTAACCTCTTTCATTTAGTTGAATAAAAAAAGCCTTCTAGGTATTGTCCTAAAAGGCTTGAAAATTCTTTAACTAAATGCTATACTGTCCTTAGTTAAAAGGCTTCAATGCTTCTTAGGTAGTTCGTTTACCTATTAAGTTACTTTTAAATATATTGCGAGTATATTTGAAAGTGCGAGGTCTTTTTTTATTGTTTAAAATCATTATACCATCACATTTCCAATTTTTCTACATTTTACTTTTCATAGTTTGTAATAAAATTAAATTTTGATTTTATTCTATATTTCAAATGGAACACAAATTGTGTTTTATTAATTTTCATAATTAAACTTTTCTCCATCAAAACTGGCAACAATGTTTATTAATTTCTGTCTATTTTGCTCATAAAATAATTTATCTCCAGTTAAAAAGTAAATACATAGTAGGCTTAAATCTAACATTTCAAATGGATCACTACTCTTGTTAATATCAATTCTAACTTTTTCACTAGCTTGTACCTTTTCAGCATAGAAGTGTGATGTTTCCTTTATTTCTCCGTTATTCTTTATGTAATTTGCTCTTAAATTATCAACTAACATATGCTTTTTTATCCTTTCTTATTCTGATTGGTTTGTTTAAAATTTTTCATTTAGGGAATTTTGTGAAACTGAAAGGCCTCTCGCACTCTCCGTCTGAACGTTCAATACTTTCTTGATACCCCCTACCCCCTATAGCTTTATTCCTTTAATAATTTCTTATACCTTGCTATAAGGTCATCTAAACTCTCTTATTTCAGTTTTATTAACATAATATAAATTCTGTTCACTCTTCCGTATCTCTCTCAACCCAGTCTATCTCTAGCATTGCACCCTCTTCATCATTCCTATAGTTAACACGACCTCATTGTGTGTACCACTTACATAAAAAAATAATTTTATATCTTAAAGTTTCTTCTTGCTTCATTCATTTTCTCTTGTGTTATACCAATATATCTTAACGTTACTTCTTCTTTGGAATGATTAAACATCTGCATTAATGTTGCTATATCTCCAGTTTGATTATAGTAATGAAACCCAAATGTCTTTCTTAATGTATGTGTTCCTAAGTTATCTAATTTAAATCTATCCTGGATCTGCTTCATTATCTTCCATGCTTGTGTTCTTCCAATTGGATTATTAACATCTTTCTTTCTAAACAAATATTCTTCATCATGCATATTTAAACAATACTCTTTATATGCTTGTCTTAATACTGGATTAATTTCTATAATATTTCTCTTTCCCGTCTTTTGCTCTTTAAGGTCTATATACTTCTTATCTTTAACATCTTTAACCTTTAGTTTTAATATGTCTGATACTCTTAATGATGTATAAGTTCCCGTCATTATAAATATATAATTCCTCATATTTTCTGCTTTCAATTTCGCTTGTATATCATGAAATATATCTTTATCCCTTATAGGCTCTACAAAGTTCATATGTCCTCCTTGATAAAATTTAATAAAATTTATGATAAAGCACACATCATAATTGATATGTGCTTACTTTCTTTATTCTGACACTTTACTTATTGCTATCCCTTTAGGTCTTAATACTCCTAAATCTACTCTCATATGTATTCTTAAACCTTTCATTAACTTTTTAAAGGTATTCTCATAGTGTCCATATTCTATTGTTATATCTTTATTTATACCAATAACTAAAGAATCTTTATCAAATATTAATGCTTCTTTATCCTTTATGTTATTGCTTTGAGTTGCTATATAATTAGCTAATGTAGCTGGTGGTACTATATATTGCCCTGTACTATCTTTAGTCAATGATAAATTGGTTCCAACAGTAGTGTTAAATGCAATATTAGTTGGTTCTATATTATTATTCTTAACTGCACCTATACCTTTTAATATAAAGTCATAATCAACTGTACCAGTATGTGTAACATTATTTATATCTGAATAAGAAGAAAGCCCCTTGATTTCCTTTGCTTCCTCTGTTCCATCACCAACCCCATATAATAAAGCTTTGTCTAGTGCTGAAGCTATTGCTCTCGAACAACTATTTTCTAGTTGTTCTTTTAAATTACTTGTACTATCCAATAATTGTTCTGTTAAAGGGATTAATATTGCTATTGTTTTTCCATATAATTTTGTTGCACCAAAAACAGCTTTACTTTCAGTTATTTCTTCCTCTTCTCCTACGAAATAGGCTTCTGCATCTTTATTTTGAACTACAATTGAAATATTATTATTTTCCATTGGCATAATAGGTATATTTCCTAAAATGGCTGATTGACTTCTCGCTAAATCCAAAATACTTTCTGATAACGGAGTAGGAATAACAACTTTATTACCTCCAGCACTCATTGAATTATGAAAAAAAGTTCTTTCTTTTTGACTATTTTCCCATCCCTTTCCTGCCATACCTTTTATTAATTTTCCTAAATCCAAATCATTGTTTTCAATATCATCTAATGAATTTTCAAACTTAATATTTTCACCTGGATAAATTGCATTTCTTATTAGTTTTTTGTCTAAATGCTTATTATTTCTATCTCCATTTATTACTTTCCCATCGCCATTCTTCATTTTGTCCTCAGCTTCTTCTTCTAAATCATAAAGTACATCAAACTTAGCTTGAAGGTCTATTAACTCTTTCTTTGCAGCTTTAGCTTCCTCAATTTTATTTTCATTTGCTAAGTTTTTAACTTCTTCCTTTTTAGAATTAATTTTATCTAATAATTCTCTTAACTCTCTGTTCATATATGCTCCTATCTTAAATTAAAAAATCCATCTTCATTAGGAAATTTCTTTTTTAACTCACTTAATAATTTCCACTCTAATGAATCTATTATCGTATTTATTATCCTTACTGTTGAATCAGACATTTTTAAATCATCTTTCATGCTTAATATTTCATCTAATTCGGTCAATGTTTTCTTGCATTGCTCCACCTCAATATGTGGCAACCAAGTCATGCTTTCTCCATCTCTTAACCTATCATTGATTTGAATAAATCTTTTAATAGCAATTCTTACTTGCTCTCCTTTTGTTTTTCCAGTTCGTACTATCATATCCTCTAACTTTTCGTTTAAATTTTCATCTATTCTTGTACTTACCGGAACGTCTTTTCTTTCCATAACTTTCTCCTTTTTGAATACTTAATTTATTTTTTGTATACATTAATTATATTATGTTTTCTTTTTAAGGTCAATGTATTTATGTAAAACAAAAAAGGTCATCACAATTTTGCAACAACCTTTTTAAAATTCTTAATTTGATTTTTATTCTAATTTTCCCTTTAAACGCCCTAATATGTAGTATTTTATTAAATGAATATCCTCGTTAGTTAACTCTGAACAATTAAGCAATTCTATGATATTTACGACTTCTTCTAGCTTATCATCACTTACTCTTAACACTCTATTTATTGCCTTTTTCTTTAAAGGATTAGTTGTATTTATTAATATCATTTACTACTCTCCTCCTTTTTTCTTCTTGCTCTTTCTTGTCTTTTTCCTTGCATTTCCCCTAGTTTGTAACCATAAAGAGCTATACACATCTTCTTCCAAGTTGGTACATTGCTTATATATGCTTCATTTTCTATTTTTTCTATAAAATCAAATACACTTTCAAGCTCTTCAAAAGTTGCGTTATGTTTAATTACTTTCTCAATATCCTCTTTTGTTATATTTTCTAAATTGTATTTCATTATCTCACCACCCCAAATCTTTTATATATTACTGCTCCCTTTAGGGTAGGTATAACGTTATGAGAATTACACTTCTCTATGTAATTTTTTAATGTTTTTATGTTCATTGGTAATTAATCCTCCTTGAATTAACCACCCAATTAAGATATAATCTAATTGCGAGTTAGTCTACTCTTAATCGAGTGGGCTTTTTTTATTTATCTTTTTTCATTTCTTCATTACAAGCATACATTACATAATCACTTAAATTTTTAAATCCTTTATCTATGCTTCTTTTTTGGATTTTCTTTTTATCTTCTGAATTAATTCTTAAAGATAATCTCTCATCTTTGACTTTCATTTAATCACTTCCTTTCTTGATTATATTGTACGCCAAGACGTACAATATGTCAACATTTATTTCTTTCCCAATAAAAAACTTTTATTCTATTTGTTTACATAACATCGATGTTAATGTATAATATGTAAATAATTGTATAAAAAAGGGGGATAATTTTATGTTAAAAAAAATTGGAGCAA